TCTCCTGACAAATCATCCCGATGCGCTACCAACATAGTCATGTCTTGAGCCAGCGGCCACAACTGGCCGGCGACCCATTTTAATAGTGCATCCAGCGCTGCTGCTTTAATCACAGTCCACATCATATTGATAATCCCCAATGAATTAACCAGCCTAACCCCAATGGAATGCCAATAATCACTGTAAAACACAACAAAAAAATTCCAACCAGCTCCAGCAACTCCAGCAACTCTAACCACTTCATTGCTTAACCTGACAAATTTTACACGGCAGAGTATTAGGTGCTGCTGGACGTAATACCTTCATGCTGCGTCGTTTCAATCCACAATATGAAACTAGTTGCTCGCTGGTTGCATCTATATAATGGAACCGATGAGCGATGGGGCTGATAGCTGAAACATACCAGCCCCCATTCACCGGAAGTTCCCAATCATCGAAAATCTCATCGAAGACTTGCATGGAGCACCTTTACCTAAATCAAATTCCAATGACAATTAATCGCGATCCCCCCATCCAGTAACCACTGGTGCGACTGGATCAGGTTCAGTTCTGACGGTGGACAAGTTGGACGGTTTAGGAACGGATGACACGGACTGATGCACCCCGCCAGCAACAACACAGCGCCGATCACCAGAACAACGCACCACAGGGCGACGATCAGTTTCCACGGCCATACTGGCAACAGATGGGTTTGCCGAAACCGAACCTGTCCGACCAATACGCTCCAGGTAAGATTTAGAATCGTCACGGCCAGGATAATCCAGGTTAGTATTAACAGGCATAGTATTGTTTAGTTCTCGCTTACTTGGTAATCCGACTTTCTTGCTAGTTACTGCGACTAATAGACCGTTAACAATAGCTGCAATAAATACCGCGCCACCGGTAATCGTCTCATCGTCAAGCTTCAAATCGTATCCCAATATTGTAGCCAGCGCCATCATTGCAGTCAGAAATGAAGCCACCACCTGTGCGTTTTTCCAAGCAGCGGCAGACCGCAATTCAGAACCAATCCGTAGCGCTGAAAACAATGCCATTAGCGCCTTAAACCATTTCATGCGCCTAAACCAATTTTATAAAATGAATGGTTACCGATCACAGCTTGAGGAACCCGACCTCGCGCCCAGCGCACTGCCCGACAAATTCGAGTTACACAATAATGGGTAGAACCTTTGGTAGGGTCAAGACCAGCAGTATCTGCCATTACTTTAGCGCCAATTACCCGTAATTGTTGTACTCTAGCATCAGACAACAAATGCGGATTGGTTATTCTGGCATATTGTGGGTCGGATGGATTCCAACAACTGAATTGAGCGCGATCCCGACACACTGCAGCAACTGTATCATCAGGGTATCCCGGTACATTTCGAGACCACCAGCCCGGTTGCGCCAAACGGTTTCTAATCACCCAGGATACGGCTCTTTGCCCCAGTTCCGATTCGCCTCGACATTCTCCCCATAGCGTCAATGCTAAAATATCCAAATCAACATCGGTAACCAACACTGGTTCGATCATAAATTTAGTCAGCTTGTACTGTGATTAATTTAATGGTTATTACACAATAATCAGAATCATCGGACAAATCCCACAAAGGTTCAGCAATCACTTCTACAATGATTACTGTGTAGTCTTCATCTCGAACAGACAGGGAATAGGTCTGACCCGCTACCGCTTGTAAATCTTTCACAGATTCAACTACGGCGCGAGTGACCCACGATCGGTTATCAGCGGATTGCAGCGTAATCGGTCTACCAGCTAACTTGGTGGATGATTCCACTAAGAGCGCACCGGTTAGGGAATACTGGGTATTCACCGTAACCGGTTGCCAGTCATAGCGATCAGGCCACGCCAAATCGTCTGGAAGTTCTACGCCGCCAAGAGTGACGGCCATTTATCAGCTCGCTACTTGCGCGATCTTCAGATACTGCGAGATTCCAGTTCCGGAAATCGTGGTATCTTGCAGCACGTCGAACTTGATTTCCAGGGTACCAAAATCGTCCGCAATCATTGGCAGGCCAGAGGTTACACCGAACTTAACACGATGCAACTTGACATAGAACGGGTTGCCGGAATCGATTTCATTCAACCCATCAAATTCCAGAGTGTACTCAAGCGCAGAATCAGTCAGCGCTTGAACCGTTTGCCCGGCGACCTTAGTATAAGTGGCATGAACCGGCAAGCCCAGAGCGAACCGGGTAGCGGTCGAAGCAATCTGAACACCGGCCTTACCCAGGGTGTAATCGGGAGTAGTACCGGAATCGGTCATAGTAACCGCGCCCCGGCAAGTCCATTTCAAAGTAGATCCGTCACTAACCTCAGAACCTACCGGTGTAGCAGCAAACGTTGGCTTGCTACCAGCAATCGTCGAGGTACCGGCAGTGGTGCACTGGAACACCAAAGAACTTTCCAGAATACAGTCGCCGGCTACATAGGCGGTTTCCGCCACCCAGCCAGTGGATACCGCAATTGCCATAGTGACCGTGGTCGAGGTATCAGGCAAATAGGTAAATCCAATAAAGCCATTGGTATAAGCCGTATGGTCTTCATTAGAAATCGAACCAGTAGTCTGAGTCGTAATATCACCACGCAACACCAACTGCAAATTTTCCGGCGAGAAATCGCGGGCAGCCATCGTGCCTTCAATTCCGGAAATACGGCTAAGCGAGTCTTTCTTACCGCCGCCAGCGCTGGTGTAGTCGAGCAGGTCTTTCTTCTCTTCCGAAATGGCCAGAGACAAGGCCGATACGTTGCCGATAGGGAACACTACCCCACCGGCTCTCAAACCCGCGTAGATCTTGCCTTTACCGATAAAGGAGCGGGTAGTCGTAGTCATGGACATAATACAATCCTCATTAGTACCGCTCCAAATAGCGGCAAGTTAACGACATTTCCACACTGGCAGTCAAGACGCCCGGTTGAGGAAATATATAATGGGCTTCACCTAGCGATACGCCCGGTTCAGTAGCCGAAAATGCCCGCGTATGGCCTGACAACGGTTCAAAATCGCCAATTGACAAGCTGGCACGAATGTTATATAACAGTTGATCCAGATCAATATCTATCTGGTCTTGGGTAGCAGCCACCCGACCCTCAATTCCGATTTCCAATTCGATTTTAGTATTGCCGCCCATCTGGCCGGTCACCAGATTACGAATTGGTCGAAACAGGATCGCAGGAAACTGGGTAGTAGTCGGTAAACTTAAACTTTCCGAGCTTCGGAATACACTGACACCACTGATGGTCTTTAACGCAACCTCCAGAGTATCCATAATTTCCGTAGCTTTGGGGGAAGTCATGATTCCGATTCCTTCAAAGCCACCGTCACAGTGTAGGCATCACTTCGAGTGAATAGAATACCGTCCACTGTGAAGGTTTTATCATCACAAATGATCTGATCACCGCGTACTGGTTCCTCAATCTCTTGCCGATTCAACATCGCCACCGGATGAGGTTCAGTAATTTCGCCATAGGTTCCTTCACGGGCATCATTAAGTTCAAATGCTGCAGTAATATCAGTTTGAACTAGGTCCGCGCTTCGACGATAAATAGCTGGCACACCAAACACCTCCATTAGAGCAGGTACCGCTGTGTTGCGCATAATCAGATCAAATTCGGAATCAAACATTGTTCATTCCCAGCCAAAAATGCCCCATAGCTCAGCAGCAAGAGTTTCACTGCCGCGCATCAGATAGGCCCAGGCAACAATGTTCGGCATCGAGCCTCCTACAGCTTGCGCAACGGTCCGCCGAGCAACTTAACCAGAACTGAAGTAGCGGTGGCAGTGGCGGTTTCCCAGATCGTACCGATACAGGTAGCCTTACGGGAACCGGTAGCACCGGTAGCACCCACCGAACCAGTAGCCGTAGCCGCGACTTTCAATTGACTGCCAGTTGACCGATAATAGGCCAAAGCCCCAGCAGTCTTAGCGCCAGTCGCTACAGCAGTCAATCTGGCCACACCTTCCAGCGCTATTGATACCTTATCACCAGTCGCAGAATTAGACGACAAAATGACTCCGGCCATTTTATTAATCACCGCCAACTGGCCGGCGGTCACCAGCCCAGAGGTAGTGTATTGGTAAATCCGTCCTGCCTGTAACGACTGAGCCATTGGTTAATACCTCAGATATAGGCCAGCGGGCCACCAACCAACTTCAGCTTGACGCTAGTGCTGGTATTGGTAACGGTTTCCCACACTGTACCGATAGTATATTTAGCACCAGTAGCCACACCCGATACGGCTGCGACTTTAGGTACGGAACCAGTGGTCCGATAAAACGCCCGATTGCCAGCGGTCTTAGCACCCGTAGCCACGGAATCTACCGAAAACACCCCTTCCAGCGCTACAGAAATCTTCTCGCCGGCACCCGTCGCAGCATTCAACGCCACCCCGACCGTACGACCGATCACTAACAACTGGCCATTCCTAACAGCACCAGTGGTGGTGTACTGAAATACATCACCCTTTTGAATAGACTGAGCCATTGAATAAATCCTCCACAGATTGAACCGACGCCACCTTGCGGCGGCGTCATAACGCCTAAACATCTAAGATGTAAGGATTAGGTCGTACCCTTGTACTTGTGCACAGCGCGGAAATCAAGTGCGCTAACGCCAAAGTCAATACCGACCACGTATTCAACGCCCTGGTTGTCCCACGCCTGATTTTCCTTGAGGTAAGGCTCAGCCATGCCATTCAGGAACGCTACCTCGAAGGTATCAAAGATATTGGGATCAGCGAACAAATACCAAGCATAGCTGCCATTGGTTTGACCGTCGAGCCGCGCATCAGTCACCACTTCCATCCGGCCCTGGAACGGGTTCGGGGTAAGCGTACCCGCCGTTCCAGCCGGATCGTACTGGGCAGCCATCAAAACCCGCATGGTAGCTTCCAGCGCCACCGGCCCGATTAGATAGCGCGGGCGAATATTCAGCACGGCTCCAGTATTGGGGTCGGTCTGCTTCGCCATTGCGGTCAGCGCGGTGGTCAGCGTGGAAACATTAGGAGCAGTGGCAGCGGCCACATAATTCTTGTGCGTTGCGGTATTCCACAACGCAGTAGAATCCTGCACCAGAGTCGGACCGGTACCATCCAACAGACCATACACCACGTCGCCAATCTTGCGGTTAGCAGCGCGGCCCATCAGCCGAGGGATCTGAGTCAAACCACCGATATCGTCGTTAATGATCAACTGGCGCGACACCCGATACTTCTTGGCATACTGGACCAGCTTGATCGTTTCCTTACGATCGGTGAACTTACCATAAGTGATTTCGCCGTCTTCCGCAACTTCCGCCAGTCCAGTGAACCCAGACATGTTGATCCGGTCAGCCGACTTGAAATCAGGCAACTGGCCGCGTCTGGTCCAGATTTGCCACGTCTCCGGCGCTTCATCGAAGCCCAGCAACAGCGCCTTATTGGCAACATTGGCCAGCAGATAGGTGAAATCAGAAGTGGTCTGGCCGACCGCATCGCGCTTATAGAACACGGCACGTGTGGCAACTTGGTCATCGGTCAGGCTGTTGGTATTCTCACCAGACAACCGTAGGAAATCACCGGCCAACGTACGCAGCGACTTGCCGACCATTCCACCTTCGCGAGCCTGACGGACTTTTTCCTTGTCAGTCAAAATACAGGACCGCACCAGCAACCCCAGTTCCGCGCCCTTAATAAACTTCTCGCGCTCATCCTCGACCACAGTGGCCGAACCAAGGGTGCGAGCCGCACTGGATGGCTTGGACGGAACCACTACCGGAGGAATCGCTCCAGCCGGCTGGGACAGGGCACGGGTATCGGTGACCGAACTCCAATCAACGGCAGGTTCAGATTCACCGGACAACGCCTGCATGATCACATGGCGAGAACCATCGACCGACCAGCCCTCGTCAATAGCGCGCGCCCGCAACCCGGCATAGAAATCATTCCGGGGCACGATGGCCATATCAAACAGTCCGTGAATATCAGAGATCCGCTTACGCTCAGCCACGATAGCTTCCGCCTTACCGGCGTTCTTAGCAATCTGGTGATCGCGACGGGACTTGGTTAAATCAATTACAGGAGCCGGGTCGGTCGTGGGATCAGTTACCGGCTTAATTTCATCAGTCATGGTCTTAGCTCCATTATAGGAACGGTTGATGCCCACGGTTCCGTCAGCCGGCACCGTAACGACACTTGCTTCTAATAGTGACCAGCTAATAATGCGCACTAAATCACTATTGGCTTGCTCTTCCCATTTGTTAATTTGATAACCAATGGAAACATTGCGCAGGAAGCCTTCACGAACATCATTAAACACTTCCTGCGCTTTAGCGTTGTTGCTGAAACGCAATAACCCGCGCAACTTGTTTTTTACCAGCTTAACATCATCAACAACCCCGATTGATAAATCAGAATTGTGATTCCATAGCATCGGCAAGCCATCAGCGGCACGCGACAAATCAATGGCGTCAGATTGATGCACTAACACTTCCTGACCAAACCAACGATCAATAGGCGTCTCACTGGACAAGGAGGCAGGCACAGTACGGGTTTCCGCATCAGCCTCCCTACATTCCAGAGTAATCGTACGCTCAAATCGTTGATTGAGCAAAGGAGATAAGTCGCGCGTAGCCATTTCAGCACCTTAACGAGGTTTGGGGCAGGGTGTTGGTCTACCCTTGCCTTTTCCGCTATTAATTATTCCTGGTTCTCAGGGGAACCCGCGACGATCGTAATACTAACAGCTTCTGCCGCCACTACCTGAACGTCCAAAGAACCCACCAGCACATTGACACCTTCACCAATATGAGCATCCACCTGAACACTCACTTGAGTAGATCCAACAGTATTAGCGATCAGTTCAGCGGTCAAATTATCGTCGGAAACGATCAGGGTAGCCACTTCAGGATTGGCTACTGCCCATCTTACGTCTTCTACCAGGGCAGGGTTGCCTTCAGCGTCTACCGGCTGCAAACTTAGCCCGACTTTTTGAATTACACTCAATACCAGAGCCATGTTATCTCCAATCGCTTCAAATTGTGAATTAAACAAAACTACCCGCCATCTCAACTGCCATCGTGGCCAACTGTCATCCGAAACAAATAAAGTGCGTTTGTCCCAATTAACAGTCAGAGATGTAATTACCTCCATTTGATTATTCATTTTACTTAAGTGCCAATGGTATAAGCAGCAGAACCAATAGCACTATCTGTCATGCCCGGATAAATTGCAATAGCTTTAATTGTCATATTAGCTGCAACTTCAATAGCTGCGGTATATTCAGTATCGCCGCTATCCGGATCATCTCCATTAGTAGTATAATAAATGGTAGCCCCAGCCCTAGTACAATCAATTGTAACATCTTGAGTAAGATCATACTGACCAGCTTCTGGCAGAAATGTCGGAGTTGCCACCTGCTGATCAGGGTCTGCTACTACAATGCCATGACCTTCAATCGCTGATTGTAAACGACTAAGCCAACCAGTAAGTATTGTAAAATCTTCCGCATCCAGTGAACCATTTGGTCCTGGTGGTCCCTGTTCAGCTACAGTAATTATCGTGGTTGCCATTATCGTGTAACCTCTTTAGAAATTGTAACTTTACCTTGAAGCAACCGTACCACATCACCATCGGTGAAAACAACTTCTAAATCATAGACCGCTTGACTGACCGTGATTCCAGCCGTATTCGTAGCACTAATAAACAATTCGAACGATCCGGTAGTGGGGTCGGCGTCTACAATAATCCCACCATTAGAATTAGTTAAGGTAAGAATAGCTGCCGAGGCAGACATAGATTCCCGAATCTGCATCCGAAGCGTACAGCCGGTTAAATTAACCGGTAGAGCAGTTGGATCACCAGCGCTCCAATTAATGGTCTTACGATAAGTCGCACCCTGATAAATCGTAAGATTAAGCGTAGTGGGTTCCATATATTCAATATCTGTCATAATTAACGCTTCACAGCAGCAGATGATTTAGTCTGCTCGACTTGATCAGGCTTATCTTCATCTGGCTTATCTTCATCTGGCTTATCTTCATCTGGCTTATCTTCATCTGGCTGGTCTTCAGCGGGCTGGTTTTGATCGGGCTTATCCTCATTTTTATATTCATCAGCGTGCTGAGTGATAAACACCTCTTTCGGCCCCGGTATAAACCAATCAGACTTCAATTGAGCATCCACTGTAGCCGGATCGCCGCCCAGATCACGAACCACCTGTTGACGAGACTGGAATCCTGCCAGAACCATCTTCTCATAAGCATTAATTTCTTTAAGCGGATCAATCCATGGCATCCGAGGCGGTCTAATTTCTGGCCGATATACGCTGACTTCACTAATCCCCTTAGGAATTTTTAACAAACCAGCCAATCTGGCAGAATCAACCATCCGACGCCATATCGGTATATAGAAAGTTGACCGGAAATAGTCGAACAGACGACGGTAATGCATCACCGCTTCTACTAATTCTTGTCGCTGCGCGGAATAAGTACCATTGTAATCTTTAGCAATACTAGAGAATCGGGTACCAGTTCCAGAGGCAATCGCCCGCACCTGTGAATTACGAAAATCATTGAGATTTGGATTAGGGCGCTTAGAATCAATTAAGCCAATATCTTCCCCAGGCATCAGACCATCGAAGATCATACCCTGCTTCATTTCATACGATTTGGTAACGCCATCATCAGTCGTGGTGAAATTATCCGCCATCGCGATATCGCGGCGAATAAACGCAGTTAAAGAAGCAGCAATTCGAGCGGCGATCCGTTCTGATTCCTCATAATCCTTTAAATCGTCCAGCCGGCCCAGCACCGCATGAAAAATTGATACACCGCGAGTTTGATGCAATCGCCGCACTAATTTAACGTGCAGCATATTAAGAGCTAGAATATAAACAGTTTCCAACGTTGGAACAGGGTAAACGATACTACCTGGATGGGTTTTGTATACATGATAGCCGACTGGTTTACCCCAGCCGTCTTTTTGTACCCCATGAATAACCCGTTTGGTTGAATCAATCATGAAGTAAGGCACAAAATCTGCCTCTAATAACTCCAGCGCATAGGGGACTTTGGAACCAAACGGAGCCGATGCTTTAGTCTGATGTTGAATAAAAACTTCACCATCACGCAAAGTGGAACGCACTACCAGTCGCTCTACTTCCGGCCCAGGCAATTCACCAGTGACCTCCGGGAATTCCCAGAATCCCTGCCACAAGTCACGCAATTGATTATTAAAGTCAGTGGCAGGTTCGCGGGTTTTTTCGAACACTGCTGTTGGTTCAACGCCCGCGCCTTCACCAACAATATTGGTTACTAAATCATCCAACACCCCAACCGCTAGATCGTGGTTTTCATCCAGCCATCGGGCAAATTCCCGTAGATGTTGACGGGCACGATCATTAACGGCATCAGCACTGGCAGCACTGCCACGCCGAGGACGTTTGGAAGAGAGATCGGCTGCTTCAAAATAGCGTTGAGCATAAGCAAGGCGAGCTTGCCCTTGCAAACGGGATGCTGCCCAACCGGGAGAGAGGAAGGAAATCCAACGGGTTAACGTGTCCATGTTGCCACTCCAAATGGGGCGGACACAGTTTGCCCATTAGCAATGGCAATAGCCATTTGCAAACGAAGGATATATCTACGTAACTGAGGAAGTTCTACCGGACTAAAATTTAATCGTTTACCATCGGCAGTAACGATAGTAACAATTGCCTTTTGGGTAGCAACTTTATGCAGCGCATCTTGAGCTTCTACCAGATGCTCTTGCAGGGTGACAACAGATATGCCTGTGAACTCGTTCATAGAACGAGTGAAGCACCGAAAATCGCGCCTGTCAATATATCAGGAACGTGACATAAAATACCAGGGGCTACCAGCGGCCCCGCGTTGACCAGCTTGAGATAGGGTTAACAAACCAGTGGCTAAGGCGCGACGAACGCCACTGGTTGTCTCTCCAAATCGGTCAATTCTACTATGTAAAGTGGCCGGACGTAAATTGTAAGCTCTTGCCAATTCAGACAAGCACCATTGCCGGCCATCATAGTTAATTAACCTAGGCATTGGACTCAGCACCAGTTTCAACGTACGGCTTTCTGGTCCTGGCCGCTTCCACTACAATCGTGCGACTTTTTTCATGGTCGAACTTTTCAACCGCACTGACTGGACTAAGTTGCCCGTACCAGCCGAGGATTAACCAGCCACCTTGAGCCAACAAATTAGTCAGTTCATGCTGATTATAGTGACGGTGGTGGTGTGGAGCGGTTTCCGGTGAATAAGGTATCACTTCCTCATTCGGAACACTCAATAACAACTTATTGGCTGGCAATCCAGCTAACAGTGGAGCCGGGTCCGGCAGATGCTCGATTATTTCAAAAGCGACCGCCCAGTCATAATATTCATTGCCCCAATTCATCGGTTCATTTAAATTGAACCGCGCCCACGACAAGTTATGACGACCATAATGTTGTAAAGCATATTCCAATGATTCCTGACTGCGATCAATGGCCAGCACCGATTCAGTCATGGCCGCATCTGCCAGAATGGCCGAACCATAGCCGATACCACAACCAATATCAAGGACTTGGCCATTAACCCGGTCTGCGGCCCATTTATAACGGAACCGATGGTCTGGCTGAATATTTTCAACTACCGGCGCTACCTGTCGTTCACCACTCAATAGCTCAAGAGCAGTAGTAGGGGTCTTACCAACCAGATCATAAAATCGTTTACGGTTATTGGGAATGGTTCGAGGGTCTTCGCGATAACCATAAATCCACGACCGTTGATTACTATTCAAAAATGCGGAATCTTCGGTAGTTCTGACCACTAACCCAGTACATTCCAATTTGCCCACCCAATAAGCAACATTCGGATGCCCGGATTCCACCACTCCATTGTTGTGATTACTGTAATCTGCGCCAAAAATTCGCAGTTCCTTAACTCCAATAAATGCGGCATAGACCAAGATATACGCTACCGAATTATGGTACCAGTCGCCATGCATCGGATTCACAGTGGTCCGCAACCATTCCCAAACATCATTAAATGGGTAACGGTAAACATGTTCAGGCCAACCATCACAATTATCTGACGTTATAATTGGCTTGTCATGATGCCACAATGACGCCCCGTATCGTGGATATTTATCTGCTTCTCCCTGAATATGGTCCATTACCCATAACAGGTCGTGGTTGAAAATTTTATTGCCTCGATTTAAAGTCCAAATTTCATCACATCCCAATACCGCGTCACTCAAGTCTGGGCGCAATAAACCCCCGATGTAAGACTGACTGGATGGCCCTAAACAAATCAGCGCCACAGTAGCAGGGTTTTGATTGGTCGGATGCTTCCACATGTTAACCTCAAAATAGTCCAGATTTAGGGGTTGCAAATGACAACGGGCGGCGAGCTTTGGAAGTTGAGGATGCCACAGTCTGCGCCGGCCCGGTGGTGGTCACCCGGTCGGATAACACGGGTACCTTATTCAAAGCAGGGTCGGCCCAACTCGGCGGATGGGTCCAATCTAACCGTTCAGCATTTAAGGATAACATCGCGGCATGATTGTATACCATCAGGTCCATCGCCTCGTTCCTACCTCCTCCCAGGTTCTGCCATCCTTTAGTAGTACGAGTTTCAGCGGTCAATTCATCAAAGAACCAATTACCCAGCCATGCTGGAAAGTGGATATAACCCGGCCCCGGTTCTAACCGTTCTAAATCGGCAACCAAGGTGTCTTTTAACATTTGAATATTAAGTTGCCAGACCGGAATTTCACCGCGAGCGTTGGCCTTACGATCCTGACGCTTGCTGGAATCAGGATAGGTGCGGCTGATTCGTGCACCCTCCCAGCGCCCGGAACCTTTCACCAACATAATACGACGGGAATAACCCTGGCGGCGAGCCTGTCGCCAGAAGGTATAGGTACGTTCAGTAACGCCAGCTTTACCACCAGAGTCAATCGCCACCATCACTGGCAATAGCCCTGAAGTAGGATCGGTGGCAAATGGATAGGGTTTCATTAATACTTCATCAATTAATACCCACCAGTCTTCAATACGGGCTGCTGGATTAATTGGTTCCGATTCTCCTTTACTATCCTTGCGATTCGACCACCGCAAATTATAACGGTCAATTAACCACCGCTCATTGTTTTTACCCCAACCCACTACCTGAACCACGAACCGATTCACTTGAACATCAACTGCTGCAGTTAGGAATTTTACTGATTCTGGAATTACATGTTTTTGACAATCCTCCACCCGATCCTGCAACTGTCGCGGGTCACGCGCCACATGCAATTGCCGTGGGCGGAAGGCCATACCAAAATCAGTAGTAGTAACGGCTCGCAATGCCTCTTCACTACCGGTGCGTTCCAAATCCTGTTCAGCTTGGCGATAACGTAACGCCATGCTATCCCAATTCTGAAAAGCTGCAGCAGGTCCGGTTAACCAATAAGAAGCAATAGTAGTGGCCGGAATTTCTCCACTAATTTCACCGTCAGGAGAAATAGACTGGCCGGCTGCCAGCCAGCGCCCGCATGAATTCATCGATGATTTATATGAACCATGAATGGCAATCCCACAATGCGGGCAAATCAGGTGAACCACACCATCTACTTCAACAAATGACTCCGGCCCCGGTGCGGCAGTAAAATACATATGGCAATCAGGACAAGGCCAGTACCAGCGCCGCCGATCACCCCGATTATATAAACTAAACACTCCACCACAAGGAGGAGCATCGTGAGGGTTGGTCGGTTGCCATTTAGCGTCGCCGATTTCTCTGCCGGGTGACGATTCCACCAGTACCCGGCCACCAGATAAGAAAGTCTGGGTACGCTTTCGACCTAGACTAAATGCGTCACCTTCACCATCAATATCATCCGGATAGCGGTCATAATCAGTCATGGCTACATAGCGTAGATCACGTCCTGATAATTGACTAGCCGATGGCCAACCAATTGATAAAATCATCCCCGATCGGTAATGTTTATCAAATACGTTGTCATCATTAGCAAATGGTGACAAACGTTTAGAGATCTCTGGGCTATGGCGATGCAGGCGAGCCATCCGTCTCCGTGAATAGTCACGGGCAGTAGCTTCGGTCATATGCAAAATCATCATATCGCCTGGATCACAACACACTGCATAAGTCAGCCATGCATCAACCAATGCTTCAGTTTTGCCAGTACGAGCCGGACCAACAAATACCACTGCTTCAATCTTACGATCGGTCAACCGATTCATCGGTTCGATCATATAAGGCGTCAAAGTAGCCATCCAAGGCCCGGCATAGCCGCCAGGATGATTGATTACTAGAAATTTTTCCGCTGCTTCCGATACCGGAATTCGTCGTGGCGGTCGAAGCATCTCGCCGGCTGATAAAATTATATCATTCAGCATTGGTGGTAAACCTTATCACCAGTGATTCATATAATGATTCGCGCGAATTATCAATAATTTCCTGCAGCCTGATTACTTTATCACCAGTTAAACCACAATCTCGTTCCAGGATATCTGGCAACGTATCCAGTACAGTAGCCAGCGATTTAAAAGCCTGAGTTATCGCAACTTCAACTTTAGCTGCTTCCAACAACAGACCAGTTTCCATTCCCAGTTTAATTCTTTCTCGTTCTGCTTTATAATGATCGAGCCGCGCTTTTGGCGGCAATTTACCAATATCTAATTCCCCCTCGCCATCAACTACTCCCAACACCACTTTATAAATAGCAGGCATGGCATCCCGAATATGGTATAACCGCACTCCACTTCGTTCAGTATATGCTACACTACCCAATGCCCGACCGATCATGCGACGATCAAGGGTTAATACTTCACTATAACGAGAAGCTGACCAATAATATTCAGTAAGTGGAATTACATTATCTGATGCTATATTCATTTGGCTGTGGCCAACGCACGTGCGATAGCTTGCCGCATCGCTTCGGGAAGTTGAGTTTCAGCTTCATTTGCCATAATTTTAGTCCAATGTAAAATTTGCTTGTAACGTCCCTCCCGTAAAATCATAAACCATGCGGTATGTAATCTCAATTTATAGGCGTGCGATCGTTGATTTCTACCAGGACGACGGTAGCCGCTGCCGCCCACACTACCCTTGGCTTCTTCATAAATTCCAGGAGATAAATGAGCCGAACTGCCTATTGGAATTACAAACAAGCGACGGGTCGGAGATCGCCACCATTTACCTGAAGCAATGGCTTCCTTGGCTTCTTTAACAAATTTAGCTTGAGGATTACCATAAGCGTCCAGTGGTAATTGTTTGGCCGGTACCACCCGATAGCCAGATGGTAACAAACCTCGATGCCGCATCACTACTTCCAATCCCTGTAAACCACGTCCGCCACCCAGTTCATGAGTCTTCAGCACTCCCTCACGTTTGGGGTCAATGGAAATTACTGCTTCCAAATCTTTCTTGGTGGATTTCTTATATCTAGTCGCCCCCTGAATCAAGGGGGTCGGACGGTCGAATACTGATTTTAACTGCTGACGGCTACGATTCAGCATTAAATAAGCTACGTTGTTTAATGCTAAGGAGGTTGCGAACGGAATCTGGTTAATCGTCACATCGTCTAGCATTTTGACTATTTCCGGAATTCCCCGAACATCTATCCTGATCATGATGCCACCAGTCGTCGCTATCAAGAATTTGATCTACTTCTTGAATATTTAAAGAACGCAATTTATCCATTTTAGATAAATAGCGTAATGGGTTATAACGGCGTAGAGCTTGCCACGATACCGGAAACAATTCAGACATGTGCCGATCAATTTGTTCAGCAATTTTAGTGCTTTCAGTTTGGGCGTGGGTATCCAACCGTAGGGAACACATCCGATGATAGGCATGTAATGAACCAGTCCAGATCCATGAGGTATCCATCGCCACCGGTAATACCATGCGAGCCATTTCTGGAGCCACATTATGGGCCAACATAATATTATAAACACTTTTATTATTAACAATAGATTCCTGATAGAGATTGCCTAATAGTTCAGTTAAATCGGGATCAACAATGTCACCACCACTGCCCTGTTTGATAGCTTCGGGACGATAGCGCCAGCTAGCGGGTTCATAAATTCGGGGATCATCCGCTACATAACGACGACTGGTTTCAGATAGAGCAAATCCAATAGTAGAACGCATTAATTGACGCGCTACAAAAATTGGAGCGGTAATTCGAAAAGTTGCTTGTGGGTGGAAAAACGGACTGATATGTTGGTGGCGGGCTAAATAATTCAGTAACTTAGTATCACGTTGGCTGTCGAATTTAGTATGCCATTTGGCCATCGATACCCTGGCAGCGTTCACTACCAGTAGATCATCACCATAATGATTAACATATTCAACTAGTAAGGTGGTCATGGCACCTTACTCAGTAAATTTGCCTTCCATTGCTTTTCGAACCAAACCGCGAACCAACTCTGCATCAAAATATTCACGATTCCAACCCGGATGAATTTCTCCCTGCATGGTCATCACAGCATTGGCTAGCGCCGTTAACTGATCAGTTTTGCTGTGGCCAGGAAATCCAGATTCGAAACCGGCCAGACACTCTAGCTGAACATTGGTTTGATCACTAGTCATGGAAAGTGTCCATTGTTAAGAAGGATTGGTGGGGTTCGTTTTCAAGGAAAAATACGGACATTCCCGTTCCCACGCTACCCCGCGAACGATAAACCCACCACTCGGTTGTGGTGGCTGACCCATCCAATACATCGCTTTCGGTAATTCAGGTACCTGATACGGATACTGACAATGACCATTTCGAGTGGGACTCAAATAACCGATCCTGGTTTTATCCCAGCGGGCGTGCTGGCAGTAATCACAATATCCCATGGTGGTTATGCGCTCATCGAATCGAGCTTAGCTCTGACTAGGCAATCCTTTGCTTCTAAAAGTTTACGAAGTCCGGCACTTTTTTCTGCACAGTCTGGTAATTTTTTATCCATATAAAGAGCCAGATCATGAACAGGTTTTGAAATATCTTGTAAGTGTGGCGGAAGGTGATAATATTCAAAATACTTCAGAATGGGTGTGGCCACGATAGCTCCTTGAGGCGATATACAAACCAAACAACAATTTTCATTAGTAATATCTAATGAAAGCCCATGGTAACAATGTCCCATGATGATTGCCTTGTATTTAATCCCGAAATCGAAACCCCGCGCGTTCTGCTGATTCCACAATAGCGGTGGCAAATTTAATGGCTTCTGGTAGAGTAAATTCCATTTGCTTGTGACCGATCACTTCTACCAGACTGCCTTTATTTTTAACACATACTGATTCAAACGCATTGTTATTACTACCACAAGAAATCCAAGTGGTTATGCTATTGTTAGAATCAGGTTCCATCAGGAGACTCCATTATTCAAGATCTTGGTAATGGTCCACGTGGGCTGAAAAGCTATTGCAAACCATTTCCATTCGGTCACATAACCGTTCCATTCGGTCATTGTTCCAGGAACACCTAAGATGACGTACCGCCTCTTCCAATAATTGTCTACCCTGTTTATCTCCAGCACCAGAGGTAAGATACATTGTAATTTTAGATAATAATAGTTGTGTACCAGATTGAATGGCCATCTTATCACCCTCACCAGATATCAAATTATAGCACATGATCAGATCGCCACACCAGATATCTGATCAAAATATTGTTCGAAATTAATCTTTATGATACCACCACATGATATATCGCACCATATCATATCACACACTATACGTTCCACCACCTACTGTTGATGTTATGAACATTATTCGAAACCAATCCGTGCGACACCACCATACAGTATATAGATGTATGGTGGTATTGACTACACACTATTTCTCACGCGCGTCCTTTTTTCGCGCGTGCGTGCGTACGTGTGCGCGCCTTTTCGCACGATATACCCCTCATATGTCGTCCGTTTGGACAGGTCGAGGGGATCGCGCGTACGTTCTTCTTAGAAATGGGACATATGATGTGGTGGAGTGATATATACATGCATACACTATATATACCCCCTATATCTGTCCAGACGGACGACATATGAGGGGTATCTCGTGACGTGAGGGATGTATGAGCAATTATATTACATATGATGTGGTGGTGGTATGTATACATGCTCCCATATATATACTACTCCTGTCGTTCGCAGATGACAGACGACATAGGGGGGGTATCACGTAAGGGCGCATGCACGCACGCGTACGCGAGATTCAATTATGATCTGGAGTTTTAGGAGAGTATCGTGCTGACATAAATACAGTTCAGCCCGTGCCATTATTACAATGACACGGGCTGATCCGTTTCTCATCACCACCACAGGAGGAGGACTACGTGCGAACCAATTCCCCAAGCTCGGTCAGGGTAAATGATACACCACAGGCTGAAAAAACCCAGTTAAAACCGCTGTTCCACTTAACGAAAACCAGCGCCAACCGGCCAATAGAAAAATAAATCAGCGGTTGACTGGATATTCAGTCAGGGTGTCAACCTTAGTTCGCACGAATTCCTTCCCCAAATAAAACACGGGTCACTTGTCGTAGTTCAAGTGACCCGCGCTAAGGAGTTGTCATGATGAAGATGACCAGACTATTATACCATACCCAGTCCTGATGGGACAAGTATCTGTTCATTGGGATAGGATGGCCCTAGGTAATATGAAACAGTATGACAGACCGCAGCTCCCGCGATTACCCATGGTGTCACATTTAAGGAGTACCTCGTATCGGAACGATACGTAAATCAACAGAAACAGCCAGGGCAAATAGGACAGGCAAGTAGGACAGGCAGGTAGTACAGGCAAGCAATACAGGCAGGTAAAACAGGCAGGTAAAACAGGCAGGTAAAACAGGCAGGTAAAACAGGCAGGTAGTACAGGCAAGCAATACAGGCAGGTAAAACAGGCAGGTAAAACAGGCAGGTAAAACAGGCAGGTAAAACAGGCAGGTAAAACAGGCAGGTAAAACAGGCAGAATAGGACAGGCAGGTAATACAGGCAGGTAAGACGGGCAAATAGGACAGGCAAATAGGACAGGCAAGTAGGACAGGCAAGTAGGACGACAGGCAGAACAGGTCGAGCAGAATGACAGGCAAGTGAGCAGAAGGACAGGCAAGTGAGCAGAAGGACAAGCAGGACAGAACAGGTCGAGCAGAATGACAGGCAAGTGAGCAGAATGACAGGCAAGTGAGCAGAATGACAGGCAAGTGAGCAGAAGGACAAGCAGGACAGGACGAACAAGACAGACAGGACGAACAAGACAGACAGGACGAACAAGACAGGCAGGACGAACAAGACAGGCAGGACGAACAGGACGAACAAGACAGGCAGGACGAACAGGACAGGCAGGACGAACAGGACAGGTCGAGCGGGCAGGTCGAACAGGACGAGCGGGCAGGTCGAACAGGACGAACAGGACAGGTCGAACAGGACGAACAGGACAGGTCGAGCGGGCAGACAGGTCGAGCGGGCAGACAGGTCGAACAGGATAAACCAATTTAAACAATAGTATATTAATGTAGACACATTGTAAACTAATTTAAACAATAGTATATTAATGTAGACACATTGTAAAATAAAATAGGCAATAGTCAATTAATGTGGACAGGACGACAGGCAGATCGGGCAGGCAGATCGGGCAGGCAGGTCGAGCGGGCAGGTCGAGCAGGGTAGGGATCGCCAGTCCAGATATATCGTCGTGGCATCTCCCTGGCTCTCAGTGACACGCGACAGGTAGACCAGCTATAGATATAGCGCCTCGGTGGTCGAGTGCCACGGAGAGCCAGAGAGAGGCGATTTCGTAGATGGCGGTCCAGATACAGATGTGCCCGCATGGAGCGGGCACAATACTGCTAGATGGTGACTTCAGCGGGCGATGGCGAGTTCGATCTGCGCGGTCGAGATCGCAGCTTGCCTGCGCCGCTCGATCTCGCTGGTGGCAATGCGCGCCATTGTGCGACTCCAAGCTACCAATCGAGTACGACGATTGATGAATTTAGTGAATTCCGGCTGGTCGGTGATCAGGCTGGTGGTCGGGCTGGTGGTCGGGCTGGTGGTCTTCATGGCGATTCCTCTCTAAGCTCTAGTCTCTGGTTAAATTCGCCGGCTGGCGGTTGGTTCGATCAGGGTAGGCTCGGTGTCGGGGTGCAGCCGACTTCTGAATGAGCTGAACATGTTATTTCGCCTCCTCGATAGCCCGCTCGATCTGCGCGGCGTGGACTCGGTGCGAGTGTTGCACGCTGGCGATGTAGACAGGCGCGATGCAGGTCAATCCGTACAGGAATAAGCCGATACTGGCTAAGACGATCGATTTCATGGCGATCGATTTCATGGCGATTCCTCTCTACTCTCTGGGGTTGGGATTCGCCGGCTGGTCGGGCTGGCCAGCCGGCCTTGGCATGTTAGACGGCTAGATTCGGGCTGTAGCCGGTCCGCTTGCACGCCGCCCGCAGGACATTGACCACATTCATCCGCTGCATTCCGACGTTCAGATGGGTCCAGCGGCTACGTAATGCCTCGACGGTCTGCGTCGGCTGGCCAGCCGATACTGCCATGACATTCAGCTCTCGCGTGCAGATCCGCTGTACGGATTCCAGCGACAGGTTGTTGAATGCCTCGGCGATTCGATCGCCGCAATTCAGGCTTTTGCGCTGAGATCCGGCCACTCCCTTGACACAGCGGGCTTTCCACGCAGCCGGTACCACCGACCTATTGACTTTATCGGTGTCGGCTGGCTTGCTGTCGGTGGCTGGCTTGCTGTCGGTGGCTGGCTTGCTGTCGGTGGCTGGCTGGCTGATCGCCGATGCCCATTTGAATCGGCTGATGAATTCGGATTCCGGCAGGTACCGGAATGATCCGTAGTCGTCCATGAATCCGTTGAATCCGCTATGCTTCCAGTGCGCGGATTGTACGACGATTCCGAATAGTGGCTCGTCGTCGCCGCTGATCCGCACGCCGTGCACAGTGCACAGGGTGGCTTTGGTCAGCATGGGCTGGCTGGCTGGCTTGCCGATCCGCTTGTCGGCCTTGGCCTTGGCGATGGCGTCGGCGATTCGGCTGGCGATCGCACCATCGGCGTCGGCTGGTGCGTTCCAGCGGTTGATCTCGTCGCGATCGGCGGTGATAATCCGGCCAATCTCGTCGGCGATCAATACCGTATCTGCCTTGGTGTTGATCGCGACGATCCAGCCACACTCGCCGCTGTCCAATTGAGTCGCCATTCCGACGCGCGGGTTGGCGATGGTGGTGGTGGTGGTCATGGTGGTGGTAGTCGTCTGCTTATTCATGGGTAATTCCTCTCTAGTCTCTGTGTATACAACGTCTGATTCCCGGCTGGCAATCCGGCTGGTCGGATTCCCGGCTGGCCGGATTGCCAGCCGGGATGATTATCCTATCACAGCCGATGCCGGCTGTCAATACCCATTGATGGACCGCTCGATCTGGGCGACATGATGGGCATGTGCGGCTTTCACACTGGCCAGATAGGCCGGGGCCAGGGTGGTCGTGGCGTACAGGAACAGGGCGATGCTGGCTAGTACGAGCGATTTCATGACAATTCCTCTCTCTGATCTCTAGGTGAATTTGGCGTCGGCTGGATTGCCAGCTTACGCGTATATTACGACACAGCAGCTTCAGCTGTCAATCGTCAGCCGACGAGCGGTAGCGACGAGCCGACGAGCGGTAGTAGATGGTTGATCGGCGGTGTCGGCTGTCAATACCCGCGCGCAACCCGCGCGTACACGTGCGATTCTTTCGATGCCGGCTGGCTGGTCGAGCTGTCGGCTGGCTGGCTGTTAACCGGTTGCGTATTGATTTGGTATAGACAGAACCGGTTGCGTATTGATCTAGTATAGACAAGTTCCCAGCCGATCGGTTGCGTATTGATCTGGTATAGACAAGTTCCCAGCCGATCGGTTGCGTATTGATCTGGTATAAACAACGGTTACGTATTGATCTAGTATAGACAAAACCGGTTGCGTATTGATCTGGTATAAACGAAATGGCAACATAACGGTTGCGTATTGATTCGGTATAGACAAATAAATGTATTGATCCGGTATATACAGGCAATATGTTTAGTAGGTCGGCTGGTATATACAGAATATATTGTTAAATACTTCTCGCTCTCTAGGGAAATGTGTGTGCTATATCTATATCTCTCGCGCAATATCTGTGTGCTATATCTATATCTCTCTTCGGATATCTGTGTGCTATATCTATATAATTTTAAATACAGATTCGGCCCGACCAGTGGCCGAGCCGAATGTTAATTGAACGTTGTGATTGATTTTACGGGTACAACCGCAAATCCGGAATGTAACCGGTCCGTTTGCACGCCGCGCGTAGCACGTTGACCATGTTCATTCTTTGCATTCCAGGGTTCAAGTGGTCGTACCGGCCCAATAAGGTGCGAGCGGTAACCGATTTTTCCAACTTGCCTTCTCCAATCGCGACTTGCGTGATTTCACGAGCGCACACCTCTGCGATTTGTGGCAAGGTCATACCAACAAATGCTACGGCCAAACTGTCGCCACAATTGACCGTGGCCTTGCCCTCGGCGGTTTTGGCTTTCTGGCAACGAGCCTTATATTCCGACGGAATTACACTGGTTTTCTTGTTAGCGGCAGTTTCGCTGTCAGATTCGTCATCGTCGTCAGAATCGGATTCGTCATCATCGTCGGATTCGTCATCGTCGTCAGAATCGGATTCGTCATCATCGTCGGATTCGTCATCGTCGGATTCGTCATCGTCGTCAGAATCAGATTCGTCATCGTCGTCAGAGTTCGATTTGCCACTGGAGTCCGCTTCGGCCAATTCAGTCAATTCGGGCAAGTCGTCGTCGTTGTCAGAATCGTCATCAAACAACTTATTGATGCTATCCGCCAATTCCTGATCGTCTTCAGCGGTCGGCTTCAATTCCCCGATGATTTCGAATGTCCGCCAGCCATCCGGTGACAATGACACCCTAGCCAATCCCTTACGAACCAGACTCAAATAGGTCCGAATTATACTTTTTTCAGATGAAAAAATCCGAACTGTCTGATCCTTTTTTAGATGCGCCAGTGCATCTTTCTGGGGCACACTAAGACTCTTTTTCGACATGGTAATTCTCTCCTCTCTCTTTATGAAATCGAGCGGCTGCCCGATCTGTTGCTATTATAGCACAGTCGGGCAGTGTGGTCAAGCTCCAACTACATAATCAGACTCGCCAACACTACCGGGTCTTTATAGCGTGGAATACGAGTCCACATGAATTCTAATTTTTTCGAATTCGGCCATTCAGCCAGATCGGCATCGCAATTTTGGAACCGGGTAACCTGACGATTACTAGACACCAGGATCAAAATTCCATTTTCGATTTTGCGAATCCGGCGCTTGGCCATGTTTATTCCCCCTCTTTTCAAATGATTTGGTCGGGAGACCAGTGAAAAATCTGGTATAAGCAGGTTGGATCATCCAAACAATCCAACCAGTAGCTTAACCGGAGAGCGCTATCGTAGATCAGATGACCTCGACCTACCAAAATGAAGATTAAATCGTTCATGGTTTATTCCTCTTTTTACACCATCTGTCAACAAACGCCGATTTCAGTTCCACATCATACCATGCCAGTGATACGGCATGGTGGAAATTACGGATTGGACCGATTCGACCCGTCAGCCCAGACCGACGCCGAATGTACCAGCCGATACCGGGCAGGTAAATCATGTCGAATTCCGACCGGCGAGGCGCAGGAACTTTTGCATGTCGGAGTTCAACTGCCATTCTTCTACCAGACTCAGCCAACCGCCGATAACTTCCACCAGCTCAATGTGGCGGTACCCACATTCTGCCAACAGCCCCACCGTCCATTCCGCTGACTTCAGGCTTTCCCTGATGATCTCACGCAGCGGTTCCGATATTTTGGCTTGGTCGTGATCGCCATAGACCACCCGATACACCCTGGAATCGGTGGGATCAGCCGACAACGCAATAATTCTACGGATCTCTTGTTCAGTTTTCATACTCTTCTCTCTTGGGAATTAAACTAGACGATCCAGCCACCTTATAATAGCATGGCTGGAGTATGTGGTCAAGATTAGATTTCACCAATAAATTTCTTATAGTGATGGTCGTCGTTTTCGATCGACTCTTCGAATGCCTCCACTAAATTTTGATACACTTCCACCATGTTATTTTTGGACTGGGCTGCCTCCCACAGTGTCTGGTAGGTAGCCGTCGCTTTCTTATAATCAGCCAGCACCCGCTCATACTCCTGGTACAATTTTTCGTACCGTTCGTCCGCTTTCCGGTAAATTTCAATTTGCCGAGCGGTACCATTTTCCTCGACCAGTTGATATTTATTGCAAGCTGTCTTATATGCCCTGGTCAAACGAGCAAACAAATTCTCCAGTCTGAGATAAAGACTTTCCACCAAATTATATTGCCTGATTAAACTTTTCATTATTTATTCTCCTCTATGGAATCGAGCGGCTGCTCGACTATGCTTCCATTATAACATGGCTGGGCTATACCGTCAAGAGGTGGATCAGGAATCGAGTCAGAATCCTAGGGAAATAGGTTAATTGATTGGACCATTTCTATTTTTTCATGGTCAAGGAACCAACATGCTCCACAATACCATTTTCCATCGGATTCTTGGAATGGTTGTGGGTGCAATCGAGTTTCTACGTATTCAGGACAATATAAATATTGATTCATATAATTTCCTAATTCCACAATATATCCAGATATTATATCTGAATACCGATCTGAAAATTTCTCTTTCTCACGCTCTGTCTGTGTGTTATAACTATATATCTGAATACCGATCTGAGAATTTCTCTTTCTCACGCTCTGTCTGTGTGTTATAACTATATATCTGAATACAATTCGGCCCAGCATTGAACTGGGCCATTGATGTTTATTTCATTCGTGACCAGGGAAAATTCAGGTCATCTTCA